TAATAACAATAATAATCAAACTAATGAAACACCAACTAAGACTACAAGCATATTAGATAAAGCTGTTGAGACAGCTACAGATGCAGTTAAAAATCCAATTGAAACTGGTAGTAGAATTAAAGATAAGTTTGATGATTACACACAGTTTGAATTATTAGATGGGGATTTAGATATTAATTTACAAAAAGGAACTGTAGAATATGATGCTGGTTTTGGAACATTTGCTGTAGAAGGTGGGGGATTGTTATCGGCAGAACCAAATATACAATTTACATTTACTAAAGAGTTTAAAAAGGGCGGATTACTTGACAAAAAAAGGGGTTGACAAGTTGAGGATTGAGGTGTATAATATAGGTATAACGGGATAGCTACGGGTAGTATTTCGTTATACTAACAACTCGCTTATGAAAGGAGCAAAAATGAACCTACCTACAGGGGTCTTTGACCCATTCAGAAACTTGACTGTTGGCTTTGATGATATCTTTGACCAACTGTCAACATTGTCATCATATGACACATCTAATTATCCTCCATATAACATCAAGAAAGTTGGTAAAGAAAAATATCAATTGGAAATGGCGTTGGCAGGATTTACAAAAACAGATGTAATAGTTGAAGTAAAAGAAAATACTTTAACAATATCTGGTAAAGTGTCAGACAAAGATACAGATACTTTTGTACATAGAGGTATAGCTCAAAGGTCTTTTAAAAGACAATGGACTTTGGCAGAACATCTTGAAGTAACAAGTGCTGTGTTAAAAGATGGCGTTCTAAAAGTAGATATGAAATTAAATCTACCGGAAGAAAAGAAACCAAAAACAATTACTGTAAAGTAAAAAGGTAGGGGGCGTTAAGCCCCTTACAAACTATGAAATTATTTTTAATACTATTAATATTATTGACAGGAGAAGTAGCTATGGGCAATCCACATATAGGAAAAAAGAATGGGCAACTTAAAGTGCCTGTTATTAAAACAAATCAAAAAGAAGTACAGAACAATTTTTATGGAGTCTTTGATAAACCATATTCAACTCAAGGTGACATGAGAAATTTGTATAAGAAAAATAAAATTTACGGACAATATAAAATAAAGGATTAATATGTTAGGCGGATTACCAGTAGAAATGATAACAATGCTTGGGTCATCTTTGTTAGGTGGCTTTATGAGTATATGGAGTCAAAGCATCAAAGCAAAACAAGATGAACAAAAGATGTTACTTGCTAGAGCAGACAATCAAATGTCGCACATAGAAAAAGCAAGAACATATGAAAACAAAGGATTTACTTTTACAAGAAGAATAATAGCTTTGACCGCAGTATTTATGGTAATAGCTTATCCTAAATTAGTGCCAGTATTTTTTGATGTTCCTGTTATTTTAACATGGACAGAATTTACTAGAGGATTTTTATTCTTAGTAGAACAGAAAGAATTATTAATGGACAAAGCTCATGCAGGTGTAGTAATAACACCATTAGATACTCACTTAATGAGTGCGATTGTAGGATTATATTTTGGTGGTAGCTTAGTTAAGAGATAACTCTAAGATATTTTTCTAACCATTCGTGGACAACAATAAATTTTCTTTTAGCTTCATTTACAACATTTGTAAAGAACACTCTTTCCTCTCGATGAGGGAAAGCTTTATCCATAATCTCTTTGTCATCAACTGGCATAGATTTTATTTCTGTGATAAACTTTCCCTCTTTATCAAGGATTAAAGAATAAGAAAATATTACTGCTTCCTTTTTATTCTGCGTCATCGAAGACATTAGACCAGTTCCCTTTTACACTAGCTTTAGTATAAGCAGAAGCTCTTCCCTCGAAAAAGTTTTGATGTTCAACACCAATAACTTCATCCCACCAAGTCAAAGGATTTTCACTCACTCCAAAGTTAGGTTTCAAACCTAATTGTAATAAGCGTCTATCAGCAATATATCTATTGTATTGTTTCATTTCCTCTAATGTTAGACCTTGTATATCTCCCATCTCAAAAACTAATTCAATAAAGTTGTCCTCATGGTCAACCATTTCCCTACATATATCGTAGATTTCTTTCTTGAACTCATCGGTCCATATGTCTAGGTTTTCTTTTATTAAAGTTCTAAATACTTTAGTCATACCCTCAACATGAAGTGACTCATCACGAATACTGTAGTCAACTATCTTACACATCCCCTTCATTTTATTAAACCTTTGAAAGTTAATCAAGATAGCAAAGCTTGAGAATAACTGTAGTCCTTCTGTAAAACCAGAGTATACAGCTAGAGCTTTAGCTACATCTTTTAAGTCTTTCTTTGTTTTAACTTCGGATGTTTTAAATTGTTGTATGTAATCATGTTTAGATGACATCTCTTCATACTTAGCAAATGCTTTGTATTCAGACTCGGGCATACCAACTGTATCTAACAACAATGAATATGAATGTTGATGTACTGATTCAATGTTTGCAAATGAACCCATCATCATTCTTAATTCTGGTTTCTTAAATAGTGGTATATACTTATCATAATATCCTGCACCAACATCAACATCTGATTGTGTAAACAATCTAAATATTTGTGTTAATAAATTTTTTTCTGCCGGTGATAACTTTTGATTCCAATCTTTTACATCTTCATGCATGGGTACATCTTCTGGTAACCAATGCAATTGATTTTGTAATGTATAATAATCAAATGCCCACGGGTATTCAAATGGTTTATAATAAGTTCTTTCGTTAAATAATGGACTTACGCTTCGCATGATAAACAAACCTCCTCTGTTGCTTCTTGTTCTAATCTTACTCGCTTAACTTTTAAATTAATATTCTCTGCACTTTTAGCTTCTCTACTTCTTAGATAATACAAACTCTTTAATCCTTTTTTCCAAGCTTGATAATGTACTTTATTTGTATAGCGTAAAAAATTATCATGCTCTTCTTGTGAAGCTTGTATGCGTGGAGCAACAAAGAATAAGTTTACTGATTGTGCTTGACAGATATACTCTTGTCTATCTGATGCGTGTTGGATAATCCAATTCTGGTCTATCTCATTTGCAGTTTTAAATACATCTTTTTCCATATCAGTTAAAAAGGATAGATGACTTACCGAACCTTCATGTTCGCTAATACTTTTCCAAATTGTATCTTTATAATTTTGATAATCATTATCATAATCTTTTTGTAAAGTTTCTGACAGTTCCCATTTAGTTTTAAATAAATTATGTAGCTGTCTGTTTCTAACTTGGAATGTTCCACTTAAAGTTTTATGTGAATATACATTAGCTCTTATAGGTTCTATTGAAGGACTAGTTCCTCCACAAATAATAGATGATGTAGCGTTAGGAGCAATAGCAAGTAAGTGTGCATTACGCATACCTGTGCCTTCCATGTCCGGAGCTTCACCTCTTTCTTCGGCTAGTTCCTTAGATGTTTTAACAGCTAACTCTTTGATTTGTTTGAATATTTTTGTATTCTGTCCTGTTGCCATTGGACTATCAAATGGTATATTTAATTTTTGTAGATAGGTATGAAAGCCCATAGCACCAAGACCAATACTTCTTTCTCTGTAAGCACTATAACCTGCCTTCTCAAAACCTAATCTTTGTACTTCCATGTTTCTTATGTCACCTTTGTAATCATAAACAAAATCATAAGTAGCTTGTATAAAATGTTCTAACACATTGTCTAACATTCTAATCATGTCTGGTATAAATGTAGAAGACATTGACCACTCATCATACTGTGCAAGATTAACACTAGATAAACAACACACAGCAGTTCTATCTTCACTTGTAGGTAATGTTATTTCACTACAAAGATTTGATTGATTAACTTTTAATCCAGCTTCTTTTTGTTTCTCTGGTAAATGTTTATTAGATGTATCAATAAAGTGTAAGTATGGTTCACCTGTTTCATGTCTTGTTTCTAAAATTAATCGCCATAGTTCTCTAGCACTAATAGATTTAATCTTTTGTTTTGAGTGCGGGTCTATTAAATCCCAATCAACATTCTTAGAAACACATTCCATAAACTTATCAGTTATATTTATACCATGATGTAAGTTAAGACATTTTCTATTTGTATCTCCACCAGAAGATTTACGCATAAATAAAAACTCTTCTATCTCCGGATGCGATACATCCATATATGCTGCATAGCTACCCCTCCTTGTTGTTCCTTGGTTGAAAGCTAACATCTGACTATCAACAACTTTCATAAAAGGTATTGACCCTGTTGATTTAGAACCATGAGAAGTAGAAGTACCATCACTTCTAACTGCTCCCCAGTAACCACCAATACCACCACCATTACTAGCTAACCAAATGTTTTCATCATAATGTTTACTTAATCCTTCTCTACTATCTGGTACATAATTAAGAAAACAAGATATAGGTAAACCTTTAGATGTACCTGCATTAGAAAGTATAGGCGAAGAAAAACCAAACCATGTCTTACTTGCATAGTCATATATTCTTTGTGCCATATCCCAATCTGTTTTACCACGATAAGTAGAAACATATTTTGCGGCTCTAGCAAAAGCGTGTTGAGGTGATGTTTCTTTTTTATCAAGGTATCTATCTCTAACAGTTGCGATACCAAATGGTGTTAAGTATTTATCCCTATCTAAATCTATTTTAATCTTCATCTTTCTGGTTTACCTTTCATTAAATCTATTTTAAATTCTTCATCTTCTTTTTCTGTTACTGCTTCTATCTCACCTGCTATTGCCATGTAAGCTGACGCATCAATGTAAGTATCAGATGTTCTCTTACCTAATTTAGTTCTTGCTATCTTTAACAAAGCCATCATAATAGCAACATCATGTGCATCAATCTTAACATCAAGATAAGCATCCCAAAGCTTTGCTATGTTATTATGGTTTTCTTTTTTATCACCATAATCAACATGGCGTTGACCTCCTACTAAGTTAATTGCTTCTTCTAAATATTCTTTAGTTTTGTTCACTATTTTCTCCTCTCTTTCCAAATAATATTTTGTCAAACTCTCTTTCACCTATGTAATTACACAATGCATTATTATGTTTTGCAAACCAAAAAGTTCCATAACCAAGTTTCATAATCTGTGTATCACCTTCTGTTAAATCCCAAAATTCTATTTCTATTTTTTTTCTTTTACCAACACCAACAGGTGTAAACGATATATAAGCTTTACCTTTTTCCATTTTTTATCATCCAATCTTTCGGTATCTTTTTCTCACACCATTCAAAATTATTTTTAATACACCAATCAGCATAACTAGTTTTAGAATTTTTTCTAATCTTTACTCTTGCATTTTGAAAACAAAAACGAATATCATAATCTGTACTATCTCTTATCCATAAATGTTTTTTCCTATCTGCAATAGTAAACCTACCTTTTAATTCTACATACACATTAGTAGAAGGAAAATAAAGGTCGGGCAAATAAGACCTATGAATAACGG